GTAGAATACCAGTTGAACACACTGACAAACATTGTCAACGTGTCTAACAACCCAATGTGGGAAGGTATTGTACGTGACGGTATTGCAACAGGTATGCGCTTCGTAGCGAACGTATACGGCTTTGACGTATATACTTCAAACTACTTGAAGAACGACGTTGCAGATACTGCTCTAGCAGAACGTGACGGTACAACAACCAATGACTTCTCAACAGACAACGGTGTTGCTAACTTGTTCTTCTCAGCGGATGCGGGTTCTAACCCATTCGTTGGCGCATGGCGTCAGATGCCTGAAGTGGACTACGAGTACAACAAAGACTACCAACGTCACGAGTATGTAACTACTGCTCGTTACGGTGTCAAAAAGTACCGTCCAGAAGGTATCGTTACAGTCGTAACAGACCCAGCGGTATAAAAACTTTAGAGGTGGCCCTTCGGGGCCATCTTTTCTCTTGACAAAAGTTATTATTTAGTTTATAATACTTTTAACACTGGCAGAGGTTCCTAATGGCTAATGTAAATCACTCTACTTTAACTGACCCATACTTGCACGAACCTAAGGGTATCGCAAGTGCAGGTGCAGGTAACATTTATGTTTCTGATGGAGCAGGTTCAGGAAACTGGACTAAAGATCACGCACACATCAACGGTTATATTCCATTTGATGCTACTACTCCAGCGTATACCCACAGTGTTCTTACAGGGTTTACAGTTCTAAACCCAACATTTTCTACTAATAACGTAGATGGTTTCTCAGGAACAACTACACCTAATGCTCGTCTACAATATACAGACTCTAATAGCCTAACAGCTTTCGCTACATTTACATTTAACTTTAAGAACTCTTCAGGAACAGACCGTAACTTAGAAACTGTTTTCTATCTTAACGGTGCACCAACAAATGCACATCTAATATCTACCGCTGTGTCTGGTGAGTGGAGAACAGTAACTCTTTCAGAAACTATGTCGTTGTCTCTTAATGACTACATTGAAATCTTTGTCAAAGGTGACGCTGCGTTTACTTTAGAAGTCGCAGCAGCTTCGTTAATTATCCATGGAGTACCAAGTTAATGAAGACTACACTCCTACAGATTGTTCAGTCAATCTTGTCAGATATGGACTCAGAAGAAGTCAATAGTATTTCTGATACAACTGAAGCACAGCAAATAGCATCTGTTGTCGAGGATACATACTATAACATCATTGCCGCAAGGTACATTCCTGAGCATAACTCTTTATTAAACCTGACATCAAACAGTGATACTGCACGACCTACACACTTCCAGTACCCTTCTAATATTAAAAACATTGAACGTGTAGAATACAATGTAGGTACTTCAGGTAGCCCTAACTACAAAGAAATCTTTTTCTTAGAACCTGCTGAGTTCCTTGATCGTATGAACGAAGGTGGTCTAAACGTAACAAGTGTTTCAGGTAATGTAAACCTATACGTTTCTACAGACAGACCCCCAACATACTACACATCATTCGATGATAATTATATTGTCATGGATTCGTATGACAGTTCTGTAGAGGCTACACTGTCTCAGTTTAAAACAAGAGCATATGGTCAACAGATACCTGACTTCCAACAGACAGACTCTTTCGAACCAGACCTAGACAATGTACTAATGCCTTTACTTCTAGCTGAGGCTAAGTCAACCTGTTTCTCTTTGTTCAAGGGTGGACCAGACCCTAAGGTTGAACAAGCATCACGTCGCCTGAAGTCTTACATTCAGAACGATCAATACAAGATACGCAAATCAAACACACGGAACAGTTACGGAAGAACCTAATGATAGAATATGACCACGACACAGCGAACCAGCACTGTGTATGTAAGTCAGATAAACTACTTACAACTGTACACATTGAAAAAGAAGTAGGTGGATACAGGTTTTTCTACATCAGATACGAGAAGGGTCAAGTACCTAACCAACTATCTGGACGTTACACAACAATATCCGCTGCACAACGTGACCTAGAGAGATACCTTCGAGGTCAACCAGTTTCTAAAATGAAACGTGTCAAAGAACGTGCAGACGAAAGAGAGAAGCAGCGTAATGGCTCAAAGTCTGAATCAGAAAGCAGTTAATAACTTCGTCAGGGGTTTGATTACCGAAGCTGGCGAACTTACCTTTCCTGATGGTGCCTCTGTAGATGAACTTAACTGTGACCTTCGTCGTGACGGTTCACGTCGTAGACGCTTAGGTGCTGTGTACGAAGAGGCTAACCAGCTTTCTACCTTTACCGTATCTGACACAGACCTTGTTGCTACAGGTACTTGGCTTAACGTAGGTGGTTCAGCAGACCTAGAGTTCCTTGTAGTCCAAAAAGGATCAACCCTTTACTTCTACAACAAGGGTGAACTACCATACTCAGCGCAACAAGAAACTAACTCTGTTGATTTGTCAACATACGAACAGTCAGGTTCGGCAGGTGCAGAAACTGAGAAGTGTCAGTTCACAAGCCTTAAAGGTAATCTGATTGTATCATCCCCAGCTATTAACACTATCGCTATTGAGTATGATGCAGGTACCTTCACTGTTACACAACTAGACTTTAAAGTTCGTGACTTCGAGTGGCAGGGTGACACCTCTACGTATTACGAAGATGAATCATCCCCTAGTCAGGACCGTAAGTACGACGCACAGAACGCAGGTTGGAACACAGGTAGCCCAGCACCATCGGACCTAACTAAACGTCTTACCCATCCGTGGTACTCAGGTAAGGATGCTGATGGTAACTACAGTTCCACAGAGTTCGACAAGGTCTATCAAGGTACAACCCTTACAGGTAACGGACATTACATCCTAGATTTCTTTACCAAGGATCGTGGTAACGCCTCAGGTCTTACAGGTCTGACTAAAATGACAGAGCCTGAGACAACACGTTTCCGTTGTGTCGAATCTTTTGCAGGTCGTGTCTTCTACGCAGGTCTAGAGAGTTCACGTAATGCAGGTACTATCCTGTTCTCTAAACTAGCAGATACTATTGATGACCTAGGTGTTTGCCACCAACAGAACGATCCTACAGGTGAGGACATATCAGACCTACTTGCCACAGACGGTGGTGAGATTCGTATTCCTGATGCTGTCAAGATTCAGAAACTATACGCATTTCAAAACTCTCTCTTTGTCTTTGCTGAGAATGGTGTCTGGCAGATCACAGGTCTAGAGGGTATCTTTAAAGCTGATGCATACTCTGTAAACCGTGTAACACGTGTAGGTATCCTGTCACCAGAGACATTCGTTGAAGCAGAGGGTACACCATTCTGGTGGTCCTACTACGGTATTCACACACTACAGACAGACTCAGTGTCAGGTCAGGGTGCGGAACAAAACCTTAGCATCCCTACCATCCAGACATTGTGGGATGAAATCCCTAACGAAGATAAACTTAAAGTAACTGCTGCGTATGATAGTATCAACAAGCGTATATACTGGGCGTATCCTAGTGAAAATGAAACTGTAGTATCTAAGTTAAATAACTTCCTGATCCTTGATATTCCTCTTCAAGCGTTTTACCCTTGGAAAATATCTGACGAGCCAGTCAACACTTCCTGCGTTGTAGGTATGTCTTTCTACACAGGATACGGTGCAGCAGAGTTAGAGTTAGACGTTACAGCAAACAATGGTGCTGATGATGTTGTCTTGTCAAACGGTGATGATGTCGTCAACACTCGTTTCTCTACGTTCACCACAGGCGACCCTGCGATTATTCTTATCTGTCGTGATAAAGACACCAATAAACTTACTATGGGTGGTTTTACAGGAGTAGGTTTTTTAGACTGGGGTGAAGCTGACTATATTTCTTTTGCGGAGACAGGTTATGACTTCATCGGAGACTTGGTATCTAAGAAGTCAGCCCCATATCTTGTAACCTACTGTCGTCTAACAGAGACAGGTTTTACAGGGACGGAACAGACAGGTTACGAGGCTGTTCGTCCATCATCACTAACGGTAGCTGCATCGTGGGACTATAACAAACAGTTCGGCACGGCACAACAAGTATACCGTCACAAGTTTCCCATCATAGTTGATCCTAACAACATCGACAACTTCCCATACCCAGAGGAAGTAATCACAACCCGACTGAAGATGCGTGGATCAGGCCGTTCTATGAGGCTACGATATCAAAGTGTAACAGGCAAAGATTTTAACCTGTTGGGTTGGGGTATTATCCAAGGCCGTAACCCAAGGTTCTAATGCAA